AGATGATGTGGGACGATGTCCACCTGCTTAAAATCGTACTCAATCGCCGGTTCCAGCCGGGCCTCATACCCCAGGGACAGTTCACGTTTTTTATCGAGTAGTGGCAGGTTTTCGGCCTTGACTTCCAATCGGTTTTTGATCGCTAGGGAGGCCCCTTCCCCGTCGGAGAAGTCGATCACCTCGGCAGACACAACCGAACCAATCGATCGTTTGACCTTCGGGCCTACCTCGACGTGTTCATCAGTGAGGGGGAGTCCGGCCATTTTTTCTGCGGCGCGTGCGATCTGTGCGGGGGACCGATAGACCTTGAAGATTTTATTTGCCGGTTCCAGACCGAGCTCATGCCCGAAATAATCCAGGACGCCATCACGTACTGATACGGCGGTTTTTTGCTCGACGTCAAAAGTTACTGCATCGAAAAAATGGCCGGAAATAATGGACTGTGCCATTTTGCCTCCCCTTGTCTTGTGATAATACAGACTTGAAAAGTTCCTGTCAACATTATTTTTTCATTCTGGAATCACGGCGTAGGAATCACAGCGGCAATTGAAGTCGAGGCCGGGGTAAAGATATTCGCCATCGACGCTGGAATAGCAGCCCTCATCGAGCCGGTATCGTTTGCCGTCACGGTCAGCGTGGCTTGGTCGGACGGTGTCATCTCCGGATGTGGACCAAATTGCCTCCTCGATGCCCAGGTGTTGTTGACGGATTTTATTTGCCAGACCGTTGAAATTGCCGATCTGGTTTCGGGCCAAAGTTGACGCATTGCGCAACCGCTTGGCCTCGAGGACGGAATAAGTCGTCTCGATATAGGCCAGGTCCCGGCCCTCGGCCATCAGGTGCAGGGTATGCTCCAGGGACTCCCGAAGGGCCTTGTCACGGAGTGATTGAATCCACATTACCGTCTCGTTGATCAGGGCGTTGATCTCCCAGGTGGCACCGTCGGCCTTTATCAGATTCTTGGTGTCGATGCCCAGGGCCGGGGAAACGGACCGGTAAAACGTGGCCTTGTTGTACAGGTCGGCCTTTTGCAGGATTTCAGCGACCGTTTCTTGGATTCGCTCGTCTGATAACTGAGCAAGGATTCGCCGCTTGACCTTGGCCGCTTTTTTTTGCGCCTCGACTGCCCAATTATCGTCGGTGAGGGTCAACATTTTTGCGGCGGCCTCGGAGTCGGCAAATTTGGCAATCTCGGATTTGGTCAGGGAAAACACGTTATTTCGCCAGCGATTGAACACCTGCCGGACGATAAATTCGCAGAACCGGACAAGGGCCGCTTCCTGGGCCTTCGGGGGTGCTGGCATGCGGACCAGCTTTTCACCCCGGTTAGGTTTCGGTCGTTTCGCCATCGTCGAACCCCGGGAATTCTGACTCCAGATCCTCTGCCTGCAAGATCGCCTTATCGACCAAATAACGCTGGTGGTCTTCACCCATGTTGAATAATTTTCCGGCGTTATCGAGAACCCTCCCCTCATATTCGATCTGCTGGGCCGGTGTGCCTTCCTTAGTTTTCGGGAATTCGGCCGGTGGTTGACCCAGGATCGCCAACAGTTCGTTGATCGGGTCTATCAGGAAGGATTTGGTGCGATTAAATGTCCGTTGTAGTGTGTTTTGTTCTTGAGTCCCGGCGGAATTCAGGCCCTCGACAGCCTGACCAACCAACATCGGGACAGGGATGCCCGTAACCATTGCCAGTCGTTGCAGGGTCAATCGGGACACTTCGGCAACGTCTGACAGTGTTTGAGACACGGACACAACGTCATCTTCACTGTCAATAATGCCATCACCGTAAATCGAACGCAGGTCTGCAAGGGCCGAGTAATACTTAATCAAGTCCTTGTCGCGGTTGGCCGCCAGGGCCTCCTTGAACCCCTTGATTTTATGGAAGACTGTTGAATTCTTCTCGATTATCGCAGAACCGGCCCTCTGAACGATTTGGTCGTTGACGATTTCGTTACGGATTAACTCAAGTTCCGAAATTCCGCCGAAATTGTACACCTGGGCTTCGCTGCTTGGAGGTTCGACGTAGCGAAAATCCACCAAGTGCGACCAGTGGATTACCTGCTGTCTGACTCGGTACGTCGTCGGTAGATCAAAGCGTTCGTCGAACAAATCATCCACCGGGTCACTGGCCGTTACGTCGGAACCGGGGAAAACGACCAAACGGACCTTGTCGGGATTGACTCGGCCTTGCCGGGGCTTGGTCAGGTCAACCCCAGGCTGTGCTACCAGGACAACTGCCCGACCGTAGCCCAGCATGTACCGACAGGCCTCACGGACTAAGACATCAAGCCGGTCGAGGTAAAACTTTTCCGCCGTGTCAGACTCGAAGGCCAATGTATCGTCCAAGGCCCCGGTCGTTTTGATGTCGATTATTTGCTGACAGACACCCAGTTTGTTCAGCTGCTGTAGCTCGGAATTTGATACACGCGGGGCATTGACGATGTTGGTGGCAATCCCAGAACGCCGCTGGGCAAGTTGGTTTCTGACGTTGATTAGGCCGTCGTTGAAAGCGCTCATAACAACTCCCTGTAATTCCATGTCGTCCCAAGTTCATTATACGCCCTCGAGCAGGCGTCCACAATGTCGTCATGTTTGCCGAAGGGAAAACTCCGCAATTCATCAAGTAGGGCCTCGTTCCATGATGCCCGCAACATTCTCACGTTACCGACGTTGACCTGGGCGGCGAACGGTTCTGCCCGGGTGGCCTTGTCGCCGGTTTCCCGACTGAACGAAAACGAAAGGCCCTGCAATTTTTTGGATAGGTAGTTCATCTGCGCGACGCCAGCTTGGCCGGGGTCCTGGGGTATCGACTGTCGGCAACCGTCAAGCTGGGCAGTCTGCACTATCAACCGTTCAACATCCTCCGGCCCTCCCTGGGTGCGTTGCAAATCCGCAATATAGGTCACGTCGTCTTTTTGACCGAGTTTGGCCCCGACGGTCCAGTCGCCGTCTTTCCGGGTGGCGGCCAAATCCCAACCCCTAACCCAGGTTATCCCGTGCGGCAGGGCGTGGACAATTTCGATGTTTTGCGGCTTGAACATATTGCCATCCTCGACTACCGGCCGTTGTTGGTACAGGCTAGCCCAGGATGCGGCCCCTCGTTCGGCCTGGCGTTCCAAGAGGAAGTCCAGTGGCTTAAATTCCGGAAACAAAGCTTCACCGGCCCGGCGGTATTCATCGTCGGCCTCAGCGATTGCCGGGAATTGGATCAAGGTCACATCGTCACGATTGGCTAGTAACCGCCCTGCCGGGTCGTCAACGTGCCAGCGGGTCATTACAAGCAACAGCCCGGCTTTGTCGGAGAATCGAGAAAAAACGTCGTCCATCAGCCAGTCCCAGGTCTTGTTGCGGATCGTCTCGGACTGCGCCTCGGCCCGGCCCTTGATGGGGTCGTCGATTATTCCGATGTCGAGCGATTCCCCAGTAATCGGCCCTCCAACCGTGGTATTGCGAAAATAGCCCCCCTGGTCAACGTACTCCAACAGTTCACTATTGCGACGGTACTTGCTACTGACCGTGACAATGTTGGCTTGGTTGATCTTGGTCTTGGGGAAGGTTAGTTGATAGCGCTCACTGTCAAATATCCGCTGGAGGGCCAAGTTGGTGCGGACCCCCAGGCGGTCGGAAAACGAGGCGAAAATAACCTTTTTTGACGGGTCCTGACCGGCAATCCAAGCCACGGCGTCGGTAATTGCCGAGGATTTGCCGTGCTGGGGCGGTGTGCAGATGATATAGATCGGTCGTTTTCCGGCTTGCAGGTCGTTCCAGAATTGTTGGATTTTGCCAGATAAAACACGGGGGAACCAGCCGAGAATCAGGTTGGGATGTTGGAATTTGCGAAAGTCCCACAGGTTACGTTGACTGGCACGGATTTTGACCTCTTCAGCAATGTCGATATTTTCCCAACTCATAATCCTATATCGGCCCGCTTGAGGCCGCGCCTGGCAAGCTCTTCGTCCAGTTCCTCGTCGGTCAAATCCTCGAACGGGCGGCGTTTGTTCGGGGACATCGAGCCGTCGCTGGATGTTATATCGACTTTTCGGGCTGGCTCAAATCCGTATAGCTTGTCTAGTGATTCACTGGCCTGGATGATGGCCCGGCTGTCTTTTTTCTCCAGGGCCAGCTGGAGGGCCTGACGCTTTGTTATTATCGACCTTTCCCGGGACCATAGAGTAGCGATGGTTGCGGCCTCCTGGAGGGCCCTTATTCTGGGGGAAATCTTAGGGTTCTTTGCGAGGCGGGAAGCTTCGGTGTTGATAGCTGGATCACTCATATTTTCGACGTCATACACCTCCCGGTAGGCGTCGGAGTAGGTGGCCCCGCCTGCGACCAGTTGAGCGAATTTTTCTTGCTTGGGGGTTAGGGTCATCTAGGGCCTCAATTTTATTAGCAATGTTCTAATTCCTTAAACTTTTGCCCGCTTTGCTCAAGCACCGCCTCTTGACCTGTGAAATCTTGCCACCTGCGGATAATTACGTCACAGTATTTGGGGTCAATCTCCATTAGACGGGCCTGTCGGCCGGTCTTCTCACAGGCAATCAGAGTTGATCCGCTGCCTCCGAATGGATCAAAGACGATCCCTGTCTTTTTTCTGACGATGCTTATGCCCTTTTCAGGAAGCTCTACAGGAAAACATGCTTTGTGGTTATCTGCCTGCGAATTGGTGTTGCTGATCGGCCAGAAGTTGCTCACAATCTCGTCCAAGCCAAGCATTTCGCCGGTCGTCGAGAATAAATAGATCGGCTCCCAATCACGCCTCAGTGAACTCTTAAGGGGAATCGTTGATGACTTCTTCCAGCAAATTTGTTCAATCAAAAACGGCAGGCGATCTTCGATTTGTTTGATGTATTCGAAGCGCGAGTTTGCGTTGTAGCTGACATTCCAGAAAATGAATCCATTAGTGACCGAAAAACATACTTCCAGCACCCGCTTGGTGAAATCAATATACTCGGCTGATGGCAAGTTGTCGGAATATCCTTCGCCGTAAAGTTTTTTTGGCTTCTTGCTGGAGAATATGCAGCCATCTTTGACTCGCGTGTTTGCGTTATATGGCGGGGAAGTAAATACCAGATCGGCAAATCTGCCTTCCATCAGTGTTGCAACGCTTCCGCCGTCAGTTGAATCCCCGCACATCAGCCTGTGCTTGCCAAGCAGCCAAACATCGCCGGGCTTGGTTACTGGCTCGTCTTGCAGCTTAGGCACTTCATCCTCATCAACCAGCCCCTCGATTTCTTCAATCTGTAGCTCCTCAATCTCATCCAGTGAGAAACCAGTAAGCTCCAAATCAAAATCAAGCTCTTGCAGTTCTTGCAGTCCTATGCTCAGCAGCTCCGTATCCCAATCGGCATTTAGAGCAAGTTTATTATCTGCGATTACATAGGCTTTTTTCTGCGCCTCTGTCCAGCCTGTGGCGGTCATGGTTGGTACTTGCTCAATGCCCAGCTTTTGCGCTGCCATGATGCGGCCATGTCCTGCAATCAGCATTCCTTTCTCGTCTACTAAAACAGGTACAGTCCAGCCCCATTCGTTAATACTCGCTGCAATCTGGTCTACCTGCTGCGGCGAATGCGTGCGGCTGTTATTCGCGTATGGCACAAGCTCCGATACGTTACGCATTTCAACCTTACTGGCTGGCCATTCTGTTTTACTCACTTCCCCACCTCCAAAAGCCCCGATTTAATCAAAAACAATACCCAGAACGCCCGGTGCATCGGCGTTTTCCCACGCTCCCAGTGCATCCACGCCGACGGATCAACGTAGATCAACCGTGCTGCGGCTGACTGTGTCAACCCTAGCGATTGCCTCGTTGTTTTGATTTGATCAACTGTCGGAGACTGAATCATGACCTAACCTCTCACACCAGCACTAGTGACGATATCAGATGCCGGATATCAGATCAAGTTTATTTTCCTGGTTTCTAGATCATTGGTCATATTTTTGTTTCGGATTTATTGTCAATGATGTTCAAGGGTTCGGGTCGATAATATGACAAATGTCAATGTTTTTCCTTTTACATGTGAAAAGATTTGACATGTCCAAGCGGTTCGATTATTATTGCTTTGTTGGTTGATGGTTGACCAACGATGAAAACTTTTGGAGGTGCACGATGGAACGCAACGCAAACACAACGATTAACGTCAGGGACTTCACACTCGAATACAACGAGTATGTTCAAGGGTTCGTAGTCTCTTACGGCAAAGAAGAAGCATACCTTCAGTTTTGCAGCTTAAATAATGAGATGATTTTTGGCAGTGATGGAGGGTATATATCTGACGGGTTTACTGAAGAAATGATTGAAGCAGCCTACACAGCAGCCTACACAGCAGCTAGTGAAAACACAGAAGTAATGCGCGTTGAGCAAATGTTTCGCGACATTTATGCAGATGATAAAAAACTTGAAGTGTTCAATGAGCTAAGAGCACGTCAAGGATATATTTACATTCACCAAATTGAAGAAATTGCAGGAGAAGAATAGATATGATTTCAGTATCAGAAGCGGGAAGATTGGGTGGCATCATTACGAGCGACGCAAAGAAAATATCATCTAAGGCTAACGGTGCGTTAGGAGGGAGGCCTGTTAATGCAGTGCTAAATGATGATGGCACAGTGAAAGGGTGCAACACAATCTATAGACCAAAGGGAAGAGCTGGTGAATATGCGCCGCTATCATTAAACCTTTATCGTGGCTGCGGCCATGCTTGCGCTTATTGCTACGTTCCGCTAGTCACAGAGCAGAAAAGGAGCGAGTTCAACAAAGGCGCAACCGTTAGAAGCAATATTCTAAACATGATTGAGCGAGATGCAAAAAAATATCATGCTCTCGGTATAAAAGAGCAGGTTATGCTCAGCTTCACGAGCGACCCATATAGTCCAGAGCACCATATTGAGACGCGGGAAGCTCTTAAAATCTTAGCAAAATACGGCATGGGGTTTTGCACACTAACAAAAGGTGGCACAAGAGCATTGCGCGATCTTGATCTATTCAGGAAGGACAGAGACGCTTTCGCTACAACTATGACAAGTCTCGATGAGTCGTTTCAAAAAAAATGGGAGCCAGGTGCTGCGTCTCCTGACGATAGAATTGCTGCTCTCAAGGAGTTCCATAATGCTGGCATATTTACGTGGGTCTCTCTTGAGCCTACGCTTAACGCAGAATCGTCACTAGCTATTGTAGATGCAACGCACGAATTTGTAGATTTATATAAAGTCGGGAAAGTCAATCATGTGAAAATAAACCATGGGATAGACTGGGAAGACTACACTCACAAAATGATTGACAAGCTAAATACCCTCGGAAAGGCGCACTATATCAAGCAAGACTTGCAAATGTATCTACCTGAAGGATATCGAAACGAGATGAGGCCTAAACAGCATCATTAAGAACAAAGGCGTAGTATCTCATTGCTGCGCCTGTCTTTCCTTTTGCAATAACAAAATTGCTTGATTTCTTTCCTGTGATTTTTTCTATGTTTTTCACGACTTCAATTATTAGTTCGTCGTGCACATTTGAAGCACGTTTAAGTATGTGGTTTTTTATTCCACTTAACTCTCTCAAGCCCTTGCCTACCCTACCTAACCTTAAATCCATTGCACTTCCATCTGTTAGGATAAAGGCAACACTTCCTTTTTCGGTTCTATTTTGAACAATATACGAAAGAATATTATAAGGACTACCATATGCGTCTATGTCGAATATATTGTATTCATTAAGATTGATTTTTCTTATTGCCTTTTCTGCGTCACCACAGATAGTCTTTCTTTCATCAAAAAACTTTCTTCTATCTATCCCTATATAATCATCTGCTTTATGCCAGACACTCCTGTACATTTCCCCTGTGCCACAGAACACTTCACACACTCTGGGAGATTTGATTTTATCAAGAATTGATAGTCTTATTTGTTGCTTTGCAGCTATTGGCGCATTGTCTGTCTTTACGCCATTGAATTTACTCACCAGTCCACACCTCTGCTGAGAGGATATCTTTAACTGCTGTTGTTACTGCGTTTATTACATCAATCTTTACGTCTGGAGAGAATTTTACTGTTATGCTTTCTAGCTCTTCTTCTATTTTAAAATCATTGTCTATTGTTACTCCAAAGACATCATTAAACATCTTTGATAATTCGTTATCATCGAACCCTAGTTTACTTATGTCGAAGTCAAGCCTTGCGATACTATCTATCTCGCTGGTCAACACCTGCAAATTCCAATCGGAATTTAAGGCAAGCTTATTATCGGCAATTACATAAGCTTTCTTCTGCGCCTCAGTCCAGCCTTTTGCGGTCATTGTAGGCACTTGCTCTATGCCCAGTTTTTGCGCTGCCATGATGCGGCCATGTCCTGCAATCAGCATTCCTTTCTCGTCTACTAGGACAGGTACAGTCCAGCCCCATTCGTTAATACTGGCCGCAATCTGGTCTACCTGCTGCGGCGAATGCGTGCGGCTGTTATTCGCGTATGGCACAAGCTCCGATACGTTACGCATTTCAACCTTACAGGCTGGCCATTCTGTTTTACTCACTTCCCCACCTCCAAAAGCCCCGATTTAATCAAAAACAATACCCAGAACGCCCGGTGCATCGACGTTTTCCCACGCTCCCAGTGCATCCACGCCGACGGATCAACGTAGATCAGCCGTGCTGCGGCTGACTGTGTCAACCCTAGCGATTGCCTCGTTGTTTTGATTTGATCAACTGTCGGAGACTGAATCATGACCTAACCTCTCACACCAGCACTAGTGACGATATCAGATGCCGGATATTTGATCAAGTTTATTTTCCTGTTTTTTTTCATCGTCTGAATCACAAAGCCCGCCCCAACAGGCGGGCGCTTTGTCTGGTTTCTAGATCATTTGTCATATTTAGTTCAAATTTACCTCTTGACAGTCAAAAATTTATTACTACCCTTTTAATTAACTTAACGTTCTTAATTAAGGCCCCCTTAAGGGGGGCCTATTAGATCTTATAGATCTCTAGAAGAAGATCTGATCTAGGTAAGGCCATCCGACGGCCCCTTTGAGGGGGCCGGTAGGACAACAGGTAGTTGACAGATAACGGGAAATTTGCGACACTCTAGGTGTCGGTGGCACACCTCCAGCCGACACGCAACCATCAGCCCCGGCGAGCTACCCCACCCTTCCTGGTTCGCCGGGGCATTTTTTTACCCTTGATTTTATTACTGTTTTTCGGGTAAATATGACAAATGTCAATGTTTTTGCTTTTACATGTGAAAAGATTTGACATGTCTAAGTAGTTTGATTATTATTGTTTTGTTGGTTGATGGTTGACCAACGATGAAAACTCTTGGAGGTGCATGATGGAAAACAAACAAGTGCAATATGACAAACAAGTGCAAATTATCAGGAATTATCTGCGCAAGGCAGCGCCCGAGGAGCTAACTTATATAGCACAGAATTTAGATATATCGCGGCAATCGCTATACAACTATAAAAACCAAGGGCCAAAAAGCCGGAGCCTGGTTCACTTGTTGTTGGTTGATTATCTGGATTTATACAACCTGTGAAAGAGGCAAAGGTGGCTGATTTAACATCTGATTTTATTACTGTTTTTCGGGTAAATATGATAAATGTCAATGTTTTTCCTTTTGTATGTGAAAAGATTTGACATGTCTAATGGGCCGGGGTATTATTAGTCATCAGGTTGATGGTTGACCTGTGATGAAAACTTTTGGAGGTGCACGATGGAACGCAACGCAAACACAACGATCATTGTCAGAGACAAGAACATTTCCTGCGGCGGTAACGGGCGTATTACGTCGGTCAGGGTAGTCACCCCCGACGGGCTCAAGGGTTGGGCCAGTGACGTAGCTGAAAATATCACTGGATTCTGGTACAACTACGGGGAGCGCAAACACGAGCGAAAATGCTCACAGCAGGGTGACGTGCCTGTTGGCTCAATCGTTGTCGAGTTCAACCGAACAATTAAGCGTGGCCAAAAGGTAGGCCCGTCAACGGTCAGGGCATTTGTCGCTGGGACTGACACGGAGCTGCAAACCAAGGGCCACGGCCTGGATCTGCAGGTATTGGTTGACGGTGAGCTCGTGTCAATCCAGTAGGGTTTTTCCGGGTGTTTTGCCCGGCAGGAGGTATATAGTGGCAAATCTACAAACAGGAGGCGAAAATGTTCGAAGAAACAGCACAAAACATGCGCAGGATCAAAGCCCTGGTCAGTCGGTTAAATGTCCGGCAGACTGCACTACA